ATACATTAACGACAACATCATAATGATAAAAGAAATATTAGAGTTATTGAAAGATACAGATTGTAATGCAGAGATTGTACAAATAGCAAAAGGAAAAAATAAGTTTCCAGATAGTTTTAAGGAAGTATTTAAAAGACAAAAACAAGAGATAAAATGGGCAAGAAAATAGTAGTAGATTTAGAAGTAAAATCTAATAAAGGTATTAAAGAAGTTGAAAAGCTAAATAAGGAGCTTAAAAATACAAGTAAAGAAGTAAAAGAAACCAATAAATCTTTAGAAGATGCAACAAGCACATTAGATGGTTTTAGTGGTGGTGCAGTTTCTAAAATAAAAAACTTTGGAAAATCTATTAAGGGATTAACTACTGGGTTTAAGAGTTTAAAAGTTGCTATTATTGGAACTGGAATAGGTGCGTTAGTAATTGGTCTTGTTGCTTTAAGAACTGCTTTTACAAGCTCTGAAGAAGGACAAAATAAGTTTGCTAAATTAATGGGTGTTATTGGCTCTGTAACTGGTAATCTTGTTGATATATTAGCTAATTTAGGAGAAGGTATAATTAATGCTTTTACAAATCCTAAACAAGCACTAATAGATTTTAAAAATTTAATTGTAGAAAATATTACAAATAGATTTAATGCTATTATTGATACACTTGGGTTTTTAGGTAGTGCATTTAAAAAGGTATTTAGTGGAGATTTTAAAGGTGCTTTAGAGGATGCTAAAAAAGCTGGTAGTTCTTATGTTGATTCTTTAACTGGTGTAAAAAATAGTATTGATAAAGTTACAGAAGCTACTAAAGGATTTGTAAAAGAATTAAAAGAAGAAGCAAAAATTGCTGGACAAATAGCAGACCAAAGAGCAAAGGCAGATAAATTAGAAAGAGGTTTAATAATAGAAAGAGCAAAAGCAAATAGAGATAGAGCTGAATTACTTGATAAAGCAGCAAATAAAGAAAAGTTTACTGCACAAGAAAGGATAAATTTTTTAGAAGAAGCTGGTAAAATAGAAGAAGAAATAACTAAAAAAGAAATAGAATCAGCAAAATTAAGATTTGAAGCTAAAGTTGCTGAAAATGCTTTATCAAAATCAACAAAACAAGATTTAGATGATGAAGCTAATTTAAAAGCTAAATTAATTGATTTAGAAACTGCTAGATTAACTAAACAAAAATTAGTTACAAGTCAAATTGTTGCAGCAAAAAGGGAGGAAGTTGCACGACTAAAAGCTATTGATGATGAAGAAAAAGCTAGAAAATCAGAAGAAAAGAAAACACAAGATGAAAAAGATTTAGAAGCAAAAAAAGTTTTAGAAGAAAAAGAAACAGAAAGATTAAAAAAAATAAAAGAAAATGCTGATGAAGAAATTGCAATTGAGGAAAGTATAGCACAAAGAAAAAGAGAAATAAATATGCAGTATATTGGTTTTGCTGCTGGTTTAAGTGGATTGTTGCAACAAATAGCTGGTAAAAATAAAGCATTAGCAATGGCTGGTTTAATTTTAGAAAAGGGTGCTGCTATTGCGAATGTTGTAGTAAAAGCAAAAGAATCTATTGCAACTGCAACTGCAAACGAGGCTAAAGTACCATTCTTCACGTCTGTTGGTGCTTTTACAATACCTAATCCATTAAAGGTATCATCTTTAGCAACAACTGCAAAATCAATAGCAATGACAAAGATTGGTGCTGGATTAGCAATAGCTGGTATTGGTGCTACTGCTATTGGTCAAGGTAAAGGTATATCTGGAGGAGGTGGTCAATCATCAATACCTTCATCTGTTCCAACTGCTCCATCTACACCTCCACAATTTAATATAGTTGGTCAAAGTAGTACAAATCAACTAGCATCTGCTATTGGTGGGCAATCACAACAACCAATACAAGCATTTGTAGTAGCAAACGATGTTACAACTGCACAGAGTATGGATAGAAATATAATTGACGATGCAAGTATAGGAGGTTAAAAATATAAAATAACACTAAAAAAATATTATATAATTATGAAAATAATAGAACTTATTTTAGATGATGATGAAGCAATAGGAGTAGAAGCTATTTCTGTTGTTGAAAATCCAGCAATTGAATCTGACTTTATTGCACTTAATAAACAAGAAATTAAACTTGCTGAAATAGACAAAGAGAAACGTTTATTAATGGGTGCTTTACTTATACCTAAAAAACCTATTTACAGAAAGTCTGGAGAAGATGAGTACTATATTTTCTTTTCTGAAAAGACTGTTGCAAAAGCATCACAAATGTATTTACAGAATGGCAATCAATCTAATTCAACACTAGAACACGATGCACAATTAAAAGACTTAACACTTGTTGAAAGTTGGATAGTTGAAGATAAACAAAAAGACAAGACTGCTTTATATGGTTTAGATGTACCAGTTGGAACTTGGATGGGTAGTGTTAAAGTTGAGAATGATGAGATTTGGAATGACTATGTAAAAACTGGTAAAGTAAAAGGTTTTTCAATAGAAGGTTACTTTGCAGATAAAATGGAAAGACCAAACGAAGAATTAAAAGAACAATTAGCATCATATACAGACTATCCACAAGGAGCAACAAACAATGCAAAGAGAGCATTAGCTTGGGTAGAAAAGAATGGATGGGGTAGTTGTGGAGAAGCAACTGGAAAGAATAGAGCAAATCAATTAGCAAAAGGAGAGCCAATAAGCAGAGATACAATTGCTAGAATGGCATCATTTAAAAGACATCAACAACATAAAGACGTACCTTATTCAGAAGGATGTGGTGGTCTTATGTGGGATGCTTGGGGTGGTACTGCTGGTGTTAATTGGGCATCAAGAAAACTTGACGAGTTAGAGCAATTAGAAGAACTTAAAAAACTATTATCATAATGAGAGCAGTATATTGTAAATGTAAAAATACTTACTCAATAGATTGCAAAAATAATAATAATAAAAATTGCAAAACACCATACTATTGGAAACAAGGTATTGGTAGAATAAGTGCAATACCACCAGCACCAGTATATGAGCCTTTAACAGATGTAACATTTAATCAAGCCATTACAGATATATTAGCACAAGACCCAAATGGAGATTATGATTTAGTTCCTTATGGAAAAATACAAGATTGGGACACAAGTCAAGTTACCGATATGTCTTATGCTTTTGAAAGCAAATCAACTTTTAACGGAGATATAAGCAATTGGAACACAAGTAACGTTACTAATATGAGTTATATGTTTAGTAATGCTCCTTACTTTAATCAACCATTAAATAATTGGGATGTAAGTAGTGTTACTAATATGCAATATATGTTTCATATGGCATCATCTTTTAATCAAGATATATCAAGTTGGGATATTAGCAACGTTACTACTATAAAAGCAATGTTTCTAGAAGCATCATCATTTAATCAACCTTTAAATTCTTGGGATGTATCTAGTGTAACAAGTATGTTTTTTACATTTAGACAAGCATCATCTTTTGACAAACCATTAAATTCTTGGGATGTTAGTAGTGTGGTTGATATGAGATTTATGTTTGAGGATTCATCATCTTTTAATCAAGATATAAGTAATTGGGACACGAGTAGTGTAACTGATATGCAAGGAATGTTTACTTCAGCAAATAACTTTAATCAAGATTTATCATCTTGGGTTGTTAGCCAAGTTATAAATTGCAGCAATTTTAATAATGGTGCAACATCTTGGGTGTTATCAAGACCAAACTTTACATCTTGTACAATTTAAATAAACAACTGAAAATACAAAATATTAACTAAATTTTATTATATAAATATGAACACGAAAGACACACTTAACAAGGTTAGAGCAGTACTTGGTATTGAAGTAAAGCTAGAACAAATGAAACTTGAAAATGGTGCTATCCTAGAAGCTGAAAAATTTGAAGCTGGTGCAGAAATCTTTGTTGTTGCAGACGAAGAAAGAGTTGCAGTACCAGTTGGAGAATACGAAACTGAAGATGGTATGGTTATAGTAGTTTCTGAAGAAGGTATCATTGCTGAAATCAAAGAAGCTGAAGCAGAAGCTGAAGTTGAAGAAGAAGCAGTTGAAGAAACAGAAGCAGAAGAAGTTGTTGAAGAAGAATTAGCAACAGAAACTGCATCTCCAAAGAAAATAGTTAAATCAATATCAGAAGAAATGTTTTTCTCTGAAATTGAAAAATTAAGAACTGAAATCAACGAACTAAAATTATCTAAAACAGAAGTTGTTGCAGAAGAAGTAGTTGTTGAATTATCAGAAGAAGTAAAAGAAGTAAAAGAAGAAAAAGTAGAGTTATCTACTGAAGAAGTTGAAGGTATTTCTCACAATCCAGAGAATGTATCTGACAAAAAAGAAACAATCCTTTATTCTCAAAAAGGGAATAAAAACACAACAAGAAGTAGAATATTTAACAAAATAAACAAATAAAAAATGAGTTTATCAATCACAACAACGTATGCTGGAGAATTTGCTGGGAAATATGTATCAGCAGCACTTTTATCTGGAAATACAATCGCTAACAACTTAATTGAAGTTAAGCCAAACGTAAAGTTTAAAGAAGTATTAAAAAGAGTAAGTCTTTCTGGTGCTATTGCAAATGCATCTTGTGATTTTACAGATGCTGGAGCAGTTGCTTTAACAGAGAAGATTATTGAGCCAAAAGAATTACAAGTAAATTTAGAATTGTGTAAAACTCCATTCAAATCTGATTGGGAAGCAGTATCAATGGGATATTCTGCTAGTGATAATTTACCATCTAACTTTTCTGATTACTTTATCGGATTAATGTCTGAATCAATTGCAGAGCAAACTGAAAAAGATATCTGGGCTGGTGTAGCTGGTGCTGGAACTTTTGATGGTTTCAAAACTTTATTAAATGCTGATGCTGGACATACTGGAGCAAAGAAAATTGCTGGAGCAGCAGTAACATCTGCAAACGTAATTGAAAAATTAGGAGATATCGTAGATGCTATTCCAAGTGAAGTATATGGAAAAGAAGATTTATATATCTATGTTGCACAAAACATCTTTAGAGCATACAAAAGAGCTTTAGGAGGATTTCAAACTGCTGGACAAGGACACAACCAAGATATGGATGTTGAATACTTTGATGGTGTAAAAGTTGTAGCTTGTAACGGACTTTCTGATAACAATGCAATAGCAGCACAAAAATCTAACTTATTCTTTGGAACTGGACTTTTATCAGACCACAACGAAGTAAAAGTATTAGATATGGCTGATTTAGATGGCTCACAAAATGTACGTTTCATTATGAGATATACTGCTGGAGTACAATATGCAGTTGTTGAAGATATCGTATCTTACGGATTAGGACTATAATCTAATAACAAACAATAATAATGAGGGTAGGTAGTTTATCTACTTACCCTTTTTTAATAACTTAAAAAAATAAAACACAATGGCTTGTTTACTTACATCTGGTAGAGCTTTACCTTGTAAAAGTAGTGTTGGTGGCTTAAAAGCAGTTTATTTCGCAGATTATGGTACGTTGGGAACAACTACAATAGCATCTGGAGAGATTACTGCAATAAGTGGAACACCAGACTTTTTCAAATTTGATATCAAAGGTAATTCTTCACTAGAAACCACAATTAATAGTTCAAGAGAAAACGGAACTACATTTTACACACAAACTTTAAATTTAACTTTACCAGTTTTAGATAAAGCTACACAAGAAGAAATAAAATTATTGGCTACTGCACGTCCACACGTTGCAATAGAAGATTACAATGGTAATTTCTTTATGGTAGGTTTAGAACACGGAGCAGAGGTAACTGGAGGTACAGTTGTATCTGGTGCTGCTATGGGAGATTTAAGTGGATTCACTTTAACGTTAGAAGGTCAAGAAACTGACCCAGCATATTTTGTAACATCAACTGTTATAACTGCTAACGAGAGTTCATCTCAAATAGACCCTAACGCATAGTTTTTTTCATAATTTGTTTTTAAAGAAAGGTAGTCTTAATTGATTACCTTTTTTTTTATGTGTAATAAATAAAAATACAAACTTTTATTATTATATATATATGAAACATTTGTTACCTACAACAAACGCACAAACAATAAAGATTATACCAAGAGTATATTCAACAAGTGTTACAATAAAATTAAGGGATGATAGTACAAATAATGAAACAACAATTTTACCATCTGCTATAATTAATAAAAACTATGTTGAACTAACAAACGTATTTACACTGGTTGAAGGTAGATTTTATGATTTAAAAGTTTATAATGGTCAAGGCTCTGTAACAGAAGCAGATATTATTTACAGAGATAAAATATTTTGTACTGCACAATCAACAAACCAATCTAATAACGAACACTATACAGTAAATAAAGATGTGTACAAAGAAAAGAGTGGTAACAATGACTTTATAATATTATGAGTAAACACATAAATAAATACAGAAAGCCAAAAGTGGCAAATAAAAACAATTCTAAAGTTAGTTTTGTAAATTTATCTACTTACACATCTCCACAAGTTGTAGAATCTAAATCAAAAGAATGGGTTGAATTTGGAGCAGACAATAATTACTTTCAGTTCTTAATAGACAGATTCAACGGAAGTGCTACAAATAATGCTTGTGTAAATGGTATATCTCAAATGATATATGGAAAAGGTTTAGATGCAACTGATAGTGCAAAGAAACCAGAGAGTTATGCAAGAATGATATCTTTATTTAAAAAAGATGTTGTTAGACAATTATCATACGATTTAAAATTAACTGGACAATGTGCAATACAAGTTATTTATTCAAAAGATAAAAAGACTATTGCTAAAGTAGAACACTTGCCAATAGAAACTTTAAGAGCAGAAAAATGTGCAGAAGGAGATAAACAAGTACAAGCGTATTACTATCATCCAGATTGGGCAAATATAAAGCCAAGTGATAAACCATTAAGAATACCAGCTTTTGGTGTTTCAAGTACACCTCAACCAATTGAGATTTTATATGTTAAACCTTATGTTGCTGGGATGTATTATTATAGTACACCAGATTATCAAGGTGGTTTACAATATGCAGAGTTAGAAGAAGAAATATCTAACTATCATTTAAACAATATAATGAATGGTCTTGCTCCATCAATGTTAATCAACTTTAACAACGGAGTACCAGACGAAGAAAAACAAACTTTAGTAGAAAATAAAATAAAAGCTAAATTTCAAGGTAGTAGTAATGCTGGTAAATTTATACTTGCTTTTAACGATGACAAAGAATCAGCTGCTGATATTACACCAGTACAATTAAGTGATGCACATAACCAATACCAATTTTTAAGTGACGAATCACAAAAGAAGATAATGGTATCTCACAGAATTGTATCTCCTATGTTATTAGGTATAAAAGATTCAAGTGGACTTGGAAACAATGCAGACGAGTTACAAACTGCATCCATTTTAATGCATAACACAGTTATAGTGCCTTTTCAAGAGCTTTTAACTGATGCGTTTGATAAAATACTTGCTTTTAATGATATTGCCTTAAATCTATACTTTAAGACGTTACAACCATTACAATTTTTGGATTTAGATAACGTAAAAGACGAAGAAACAAGAGAAGAAGAAACTGGTGTTAAGATGTT